ATTGACACTCTTACCTTTACTCACTTTCCTTGGTCCTGGCGATTGAGCCGAAAATGTCAAGTCAGGCTCTTCCTTCTTCTGTAGAAATAATTTCCGCATTAGAAAAGAGCCTATCATAAAACACACTCCTAATTTAATCCCCTCACAAAATGAACTCATTTTGCAATTAGCATTAGTATCCATAAATCCAGGACAATGTCGAGTTAGGTACACATCCAAGTTCTTAACAAACATCTCCTCAAATTCAGCACTCGTAGCCATAACCGATCCATCATTCAAACCCATATGCAGCACGTTTACTCTTTTCATTAATTCCAGATTCCCATCTGTATTATGAATTTTACATAACAAAACCTCATGATTTTCTGTAGGATGTTGATGCGTAATATTACGCACACAACCTGGATATGAACACAAATGCCGATGTAATCGCATAGGATTAAATCCTGTATGCTCATAATCACTTACCACTTCAGCAATGTGAAACTGGTAATGTTCACTACAAAAAATTGACGGGTGTTCCAGACCTTCATGTTGATGTTTAATCAACTTCAAGCAATCCTGTTTAGCACACTTATGATAATGAAACAAAGTAGGATCAATTGGGACCGTCCTCTCTCCAAAAAGAAATTCCTCATACATGTGATTGTGATTCCTCACCAACCTTATGTCATCTCTGACATCCTCTTCCTCGTTCTTAATCAATCCTAACATAGTTTGATAATCAGATAATTTGGGCATCAGCCTGCAATTAGTAATTGCAGTACACTGAGTACACACAAACTTCTCTAGATCACCAGTATGTTTAAACGATCTCCTACAACAGGTGTGCACATGCACATCTCTTGTTGGTCCTTGGGCTCTAAATCCCGCACTAAACAATTCAAGAATTGCTTGTGACACGGTCACTGGTTCAGAAGGTATTCTATACACATCAGACAGTAAATTGTCTAATATATCTCCAGGTGTTCGTTCATCACTCATTCCTCCTCCCAAAGCATCGGCTATATTACCTGCTATCTCATTATGTGTTCGCAAAGCTATTGCTAATTGTTCACATAAAACCTTAAATGACATCCAAGGTGTAGCCTCAGCACTATCACTAAACTCTCCGGGTAATAATCTAAATCTAGCCCAAACGAAATCACGAATTTCTTCACGATTGTATTTAGACAAATCAACATTTGCTTTACTTCCAGGCTTAGCCACATATCTCTCTGTTCTTTCACAGTCAATAACAAATTGCCTTCTTCTCTGAAAAGCTGATCTATTAACAGCTGGTGGAATATTATATGGTGTGTTATTTATAGTAATAACAACATCAGGTGACGCGGTAGTTCCCTTAATACCAGCAGTGGGATTATCCACTGAGGGCAAAGGAGGGAAAAATGCGTTAGTTGAAACTAACTCTAAATATTCCGTAGCCATTTTTGCTTTCATTTCTTGCTCAACTTCTAAGAATTCATCAATGCAAATCACTTTGTGATTAACAAATGAACTCCAAAATTCGTCACTATTTGATCTAAAAAAAATATCTGTCTCCAAATATCCTAATCCTTCTCTCACTAACAAGCTTGTCATTAGGCTTTTACCTATTCCAGGATCACCGGCTACATGCACAGCAAAAGGAAACTTACGAGATCCTTTACTATATTTCAGCTGATTTAAAACGCTAGACACTGTAAGCAATCTAGTGTATGTTGACCAAATAATCATTTTCTGAGTCCTATCCGTTACCGTCTTAGCCAGACTTGAACCTTCTCTCAACAACTCGTTAACACGATCGCTATAAAGACGAGACGCAATCACTGTAGGTATTTTACTACCAGCAACGATCGCTGCCGTTTCAGCCTTCCATCTATCTACTTCCAAAGAATCTAAATAAGCCTTGGTGGCAAATTTCTTAGCCAAGGCCAATCTCAAAGACATCGGCAAAAGAGCAAACAATGAAGATGCAGAAGTGGCCATTACAGTTCCTCCAGCCATCAAAGCCGTCAATTGAAGACATCTCTTCCTTATTCCTTCAGCATCAGACACTTTCAATCCTACCACTAAAATCATCATACTAAAGATAATTGGCATTACACCAGAATCCTCGGCAATATAATCGCCAGGTTCACCATTAGCATTAAATTTAGTGGAATTCTTTCCACTCAAATCATAATCATCAGCATGTTCACTAAATAATGATAACAGAAAGTTTATGATACTAGTAGAAATTAAACTACCAGCAACCAAAAAAGCTATACTAATAAACATTGCACATAAACAAAACTTCTGAAGATATTCAGTTATCCGTCCATTAACTATTACATCTTCTGGAAGAAGACATCCTAAAATCCATAATGTGATCTTATGTTGAATCTTATTAAAGATTGAATCAATCTTACCTGAGACTAATGCAAAGAGTCCTCCTATTACAGCAAAACACTTTGTCACTATATCAACAATGACCTCACTAGCATAAGTTCCATAGTTTTTCGTTTTCTTATAAGCACCAGCTATAAGCTCCTTAAAATACGTTACGTATCCTTTGGTTGGTACTTCTCCATCATCACCTTCAGCAACAAAATCTCTATCTTCACCAAATATTACATCCAATGAAGGTCCTTCCGCAACGAAGTCGCGTACTTGTTCCTTAAATCCATAATCACCATTTTCACCACAAATCTTCCTGACATCGTAGAGATTTCGAAAGAAATTTTCATTTCCTTCCAACCTACAGATATGCCAATCATACATTCGTTTAGTTAAAATGACGTAAGGATTACTCCTAATATCTAAGACGAGCTTACTCTTTTCACTCTTGTCCATTACTTTTGAAAAGTTTAAACTCATCGCCGAACCAGAAATAATCCTCTTGGCATTTCTCACAAAACCAGGCGAAGCCTTGTTCATTCCCATACCAGAAAATCTATAGTCAGGCAAAGAGAAAATCTTACATTCGCTCTTATGCACTCCATCAGGGCAAGTTCTCATATGTTCGTCCGTAGGACGACATGAATGGTCATTAATCCAATTAGCCTCCCTAAGAGGTACATCTACTATATGATGATGCGTTTCAAAATAAGTGGCAATACGATTTCCAAGTATTAAGCACGATATGCACTTAGTAACTTTGGAGTGTAAACCATCTAAAATTTCGACACATTGATCGATGAATAACGAAGTTATACACCTTGGTTCCTTAACGGCTTTAATAGAAATATCCTGTTCCCATAGGGCTTTAGTATATTTCATTCCATTTTCTTCCTCACGAGGACAAGATATACACTCGCATATCTTATTCTCTAAGGGTGTTCGTCCAATAGTAACGTCTAAACCCAAATTACTCGCGTTTATACGTAACAACTTATCCATAGTTGCCTCAGAGATCTTACATCTCTTGATTTTGTGAACATTCTCACAATTCGGAGGCAAATTTCCGATCTTAATCTGTTCAAATCCTTCTGCAACATCATCCATTACGGAAGATGTAGCAGAAACAGTTGTAGCGGAGCTAAAACTGTCACTAGAATCATTCTTCAATATATCATCGCCTATTACAGGTGGATAACAATTGAAATCATTTGAAACATCAGTTGTTACAACTGAAATTTCATCCAAGGCACGTTGATTCAAGAGCATCAAACTTAGAATTCGCTCTTGTTGTTTTTCCAAATTTAACAAAAGCTGATTAGTATTGACTATAGCTTTTGCAAATTGAGTTGCATGGTCTTGGGATGTTTCTCTGCCATAAACAGATAACAACTTTTGACGTTGATCTTTTAAAATTTGAATCGAAGATTCAATTTTACGCAACCCATACTCATCTCGGTTTGGACTTATTTCTCCACTTGGGATCCCCGGGGCGTCCTCGCCTCCCCTTGGGGTATTTCCGGAACTCGAAGCCTCGCGGTGTAAGCCCT